CTCCCACAGGCGAGGGAATGCAGTCATTATTAGTACAATCCGGATATGACGTTATTAATATAAGTCAAGCAGGAGATAACAACACAGCAATAGTTGAAAGAATAAAAACCAACATCGATTGTGCAGACTTTATAGTGTTCCTGCAAACAGATATATTTAGAGAACATTCATATCATATACAAAAAGATGGCGTAGGCTGGAGAATGCTGGAAGAATCATTTATAGATCAATTGATTACATATCCAAGTTTATCTGCATATTACGAACAATATTTTTCAACCTTGTACGGCCAATTAAACTCTCTGAATAAAAGAATATATTGTATTGGCTGCTGGGCTGCCCTGCACCCGTCAATCTCAAAATTTGAAAATCTGATAAATTTAATACCCAGTGCTACAGAATTGATAATACCTAATACTAAAGATGTTTATGTAAGTGATTTTGAATATTTTATACAACTAAACAATAATAAAGATTTTATGGATAAATTTGATATCGAGTTTAAGCAGTTAATGTTAGATTCTTCTAAAAAATTTAAAGTTTGTTGTAAACATTGGGATGATATACACCCCAATATACAAGGTTATCAACAATTAACTGATGTTTTGGTTAAATATCTTTGAAAATATCTCTTGTGGAATAAATAATAATAGCGTATTATGTATAGATGCATAACACGTTTAGGCATATTAAAGACCAACTTAAAACACAAGGAGTAATACATCATGGCAACATCATTAGCAGAAATCCGTGCAAAGTTACAAGCATCAGAAAACCGTGGCACAGGCGGTAATTCACAAGGCGGCGGCGACAACGCTATCTACGCACACTGGAACATCCAAGAAGGCACAAACGCTCGTATTAGATTCCTTCCAGACGCAGACACAAAAAATACATTCTTTTGGGCAGAACGAGCAATGATCAACTTACCGTTTGCTGGCGTTAAAGGCCAAGCAGATAGTAAACCAGTCACTGTACAAGTACCATGCGTTGAGATGTGGGGCGAAGCATGCCCAATCTTAGCAGAAGTTCGTACTTGGTTTAAGGACCAAAGTTTAGAAGAAATGGGTCGTAAGTATTGGAAGAAAAGATCATACTTGTTCCAAGGTTTTGTGCGTGAGAATCCGATCACAGACGACAAGACACCAGAAAATCCAATCCGTAGATTTATCATTAGTCCACAGATTTTTAACTTGATCAAATCAGCATTACTTGATCCAGAGTTAGAAAATTTACCAACAGACTACCAAGGTGGTTTAGACTTTACAGTCACTAAAACATCAAAAGGTGGTTACGCTGACTACTCAACTTCAAAATGGTCACGCAAAGAATCTGCACTAACAGCAGAAGAAGCTGCGGCGATCGAAACTCATGGCTTATATAACTTGAAAGATTTCTTACCTAAGAAACCAAGCGAAGTTGAACTTAAAGTTATGAAAGAAATGTTTGAAGCTTCAGTAGATGGTCAAGCATATGACGCAGATCGTTGGGGTAATTATTACAAACCAAGAGGCGTAACCATCGTCTCAGCTGAATCAGCTACACCTGTAGCACAAACAGCAACAACAGCACCAGCAGATGAAGAATTTGAATCCGCTCCAACTGTGATCGCTCCAGTGGTCGCAGAGGCAGCACCAGCGGCTCCTACAGCACCAGTTGCAACACCTCCAGCAGGTGGAACAGCACGTGCCGAAGACATCCTAGCGATGATCCGCAATCGTCAAAAGACTAGCTAAGTAATACAATCCAGATGTTGAGTAGATTAGATGATATAATCTATCCAAACCGTTGTGAAGTTATAGAAATAGAAGCTTCACAACGGTACATCTACCCCATTTTTAAAAATGGCAGTAGTTCTTTATTAGAGCATGCTCGCCAACAAAATTATAAAATCTTAATAAACGAACAGATCGAAAGAGCTCCAATAATTGATGTGATATTAAGAGATCCGTTACCTAGATATATCTCAGGTATCCAAACTTTTGTACACGATATTAAAAAAGAAAATCCAACATTAGACGTAGATACTATATTATATTTTGCAGAGAATTATCTATTCCTTAATAGGCACTATGCCCCACAACTTAGTTGGTTAATAAATTTGTCTCGATATGCAGATGCAAAATTAAGATTACATAACATGGATGCATTATCAAAATTTACCCCATTAACTCAGAAACCTCACGAGAATATCCAATTTGATCAAGCGGTATCAGACAGACTAAGTAACAACATACATAATGAAATGTATTTGCGATTAGATAACTTATTATTACAATTAATTGGACAAGAACTGACATTTAAAGATATATTAACATATCTTAAACAACAAGACCCTCAAGCATATCAAAAACTATCATGCATTGCCCTAGACTAGATCATTTTGTTCGCTTTAATCCTAAAGGCACAGTTAGCCGTTGTGGCCACATGGTTGATGCTCCGGAATTCGACACATTAGAAGAGATGGATGCGAGTCTTTGGTTACGCAATGTAAAATTATCCATGCACAAAGGCCTTTGGCCCAGATGGTGTGAGAGGTGTAAACAAACAGAACAATTAAATCAAACTAGTATTAGGTTAAATGCTATTGAATTTGATAAACTACAAAAGCAAGAAGACTATTTGTCAGTTGGCGGAGTATTAGATAATATATGTAACAGTGCTTGCTTGACCTGCAATGAAGACCTTAGTACATTAATTGGTGGATTAAAAAGTAAAACATATCCTATAGTGGATAATTCAAATAAATTTTGGGAGTTACCATTGGATAGAATTGTGCATTTAGATATCAATGGCGGCGAACCTAGTGCTAGTAAAAATTATAAAGATATACTAACTAACTTACCTAAAAATATCAAGTCAGTTAGGCTTAATACAAATTGTAGTACAGTATTAGAAGAGTTGATACCGTTAACTAATCGTGGGGTTCATGTCACTGTAACAGTTAGTTTAGATGGAATTGGATCTGTACATGACTTTGTACGCTGGCCAATAAAATGGGAAAAGTTTTATAAGAACCTACTAGCATATAAAGCAATGCCTGTAAAATTAAATCTGTGGACTACTGTAAGTGTGTTAAACGTAGATGATTTGCCAAATATCGTAGCATTTGCTCAAGAACATGGTATTGATCATAGCTACGCTTATCTAACAACCCCAAATGAATTGGCAATTGAAAATAGAGATACACCTGGGAGTCTGGCATACATACAAGAGCAAAAAAGATTAAGAGGTATAGAATGAAATATTATGTAGAATTGCCATGTAATAATATTAAAACAATCTCTGCTAGAATCTATAACTTTTTACAGGCAAAAACAGATTTACTAAACACCAAAAAGTTTGGTTGGCATTTTATTGATTGTGCGCAATTATTAGATCATGTTCCGGAATTATTAGATTTTTTCAAACAAAATAAATTAGTTCCTCGACATGCTGCTGTTACTATTATAACTGAAAATAATCATCTGCCAAAACATATCGACGAACTACCTGTAATAGCAAAAATTAACATACCTGTATTAAATACACAAGGGTGGGCTAATCGTTGGTATGAAAATGATCAGCTAGTATCCGAGTTATTAAACATGGAATACCCGATTGTGTTTAACTCACAGATTGAGCACAGTGTTGAAAAAACTACAGCAACTGAAATTCCACGTATAGTGGCTAGTTTTACTTTTCATAATGAACCGTTGAATTTATTACAATGAAAATAGCTATTACAGGACACAGTGCAGGTATAGGCCAAGCCCTTGCTAAAATATTTGAAACACAGGGGCATGAAATCATTGGACTCAGCCGTCGCAACGGATACAATATCCGTAGTCTACCTAAAGTAGCTAGTATGATCGAATCTTGTGATATGTTTGTTAATAATGCACAGGTAGGTTACGCCCAAACAGAATTGCTATTTGAAGTATGGAGACGATGGCAAGGGCAACAAAAATATATTGTAAATATCAGCACACAAATGACTGATATGTTGTTACCTCCAAAAGAAGAATGGGACGAATACATCGTACAGAAAAAGGCATTAGAATTAGCAAATCAACTATTAGAACAACGCAGTGAATGGCCTCGATTATTATTAGTCAGACCTGGTAGCATAGCTACACAGCCAGGTCAGGCACCACCGGAGTATATAGACGTAGATGAATATACTCAAGGAGTATCCAAATGGATAGTAAAGAATATTTAATCAATAAAAAGTTTTGTCCTATACCTTGGACAGGTTTTATGTATAACTCAAATGGTGATGTTCTCAATTGTATCCGTAGTCAACTACCAATTGGAAACCTTAAAGATAATTCAATACACGACATATTAAAAGACAACACAGAAACTAAAAAGAACATGCTCAAACATGTTGACGGGATAGGGTGTCATGTCTGTTACGATCTCGAAGGTGATAACAAAGGATATGATATGATCAGCGATCGCATATTCTATCTTAAAGAATTAAAATCAGTTGATAAGACATTATACGATGATCCCAATAACTTTAATTTACATACTATAGATATACGTTGGAGTAATGTGTGTAATCATGCTTGTGTATATTGTTCATCGGACTATTCAAGTAAATGGGCTACAGAACTTAAAATCATAACCAAAGATCCCTCAACAGAAAGAGTTGCAGAACTTAAACAATTAGTATTTGATAATGCACACCAACTTAAACATGTGTATATGGCT